GCTGCCGGGGATGGGCGGCATGGGCGGGCTGCCCAGCATGGACAGCGGCGCCGGTGGTGCTGCCCCCGGCAAACAATCCTCCGGGGGCAGCGGTCTCGGCGCGGCGGCGGGGCCGGTGCTGGGCCTCGTCGACGATGTCGCGATCCCCTCGATGCGCTACCTCGGGCCGCTGATCAGCTCGCTGTCGCCGCAGGTCAAGACCGCTGCAGGCATCGCGGCCGGGGCATACGGCGCCTACGAGTACCTGAAATCCACCGCGCCGTTCCGCGGTCAGCCGGCGCCGGAACCCAAGAAATCCGCCCGACAATAAGCCAGATAGTAAGCCTAGCTTATCAAACAAAACGGCCGACAACGCCCAACACCGGCCTGGAAGTCGTTGAAAATAAAATCTAATAAAATCAATGCACACTACAAAAACGGGACAAAACCCTTTAGAGGTGTGCAAATTGCACATCAGCACAAAAAGCTAACAAAAATATCTGTGTTATATCAAATGGTTATGAGTGTAATTTTGACCGACCCCTGTCCTCCGGAAGGAAGGGGTTTGTAGTCACAATACACAAGCAATTTCAACTACTTAGACCACTTTTGTCCTGCACTTTGTAGGCCGTTGTAGGCTGTTGTTGGGCAGAAAAGTGGCCGATTTGCACACTTTGCGGTAATCAGATACCATTTTCACGGTCACGCCAGCCATCGCGCCAACAGCAGCACGGCCGCAGCCCTACGTTGGGGCCAACGGCGGCAACGGCTGCAAACCACGCTGAGCCAGGGATTGGTATAACCGCAGAAGATACAGGTCCAGGTACGCATCATCTCGCACACCATTTGAACACCTTTGAACACCTGGGGGTTTGCAGCCCGGCAAACACCGGCCGACAAGCGATTTAGCCTTTTTGGTATCGCTTCACGACAAAACCCGCAGCGTCGACCGGCAAACCGGGCGCCCAGGCCGGGGTCAGCCGCATCGCAGCAAGCATGCGGGCGAGGGTCTGATCGGCCGCGTCCTCGTCGACCTCGGCGATCAGCTCGTCGTGGATCGTCGCGATCAGGGGCAGGTCTTTCAGCTTGAGCATCGCCTCGACCATCACGTCGCGGGCCACCGCCTGGGTGAGGTTCTCGACGATCTTGCCGGGCCAGGCCCGCAACCGGGTCCAGTTGCCGCCCAGCGAACCCATGTAGGTGAACTCTTCGTAGCCCCGCTCGTTGAGCTCGATCCTGGGGTGCCGGTAGACCAGGTGCCGGCCGGAGGGGAGCCGCGCCAGGATGGCCCCTGGACGGTGGATAAAGACGCAGACGCCGCTGGTCTCGGAGGCGCCAGGACCGTAATGCAGGACCCGTATCAGGGCTTTGTGGGTTTCCCACCAGTAGTTGACGATCCGGTTATTGAGCCCGCGCCACGCGGTCACGGCGCGCTCTGCCTCGCCCTCGTCCAGGACCAGCCCATAGGTCAGGGCTGTTGTCCGAAACTTCTCATGCCCCATGCCGAAGCCGCAGGCCAAGCTGAGCACCTTGCCGAGAAGCCGGCTGGTCGACCCGATCTTGTTCGCGGTCGCGATATAGATGTCCTCGCCGCGGCGGAAGACATCGAGGGTGTCCTGCTGGCCGGCGAGCCAAGCCAACACCCGGGCCTCGATCTGCGAGAAGTCGGCGATCGCCAACCTCTGCAGGGGACCGGCCATGATGGTCGAGCGCAGGCAACTGGCTACCACCCCCAGCGCGCTGTCCTCGAACAGCATCTCCAGGTCTTCCGGGGTGGCCCCGGCGCGGATCGCCCGCAGCGCAGCCGGCACATCCCGGATACTGCCGCGGAACAGGTTTTGCGGCTGTAATCTCCTGCCGGCCCAGCGGCCGGTCCTGGCTGCCCCATAATACTGGAAGGTGCCCCGCAGCCGGCCGTCGTGGGAGCGCGCTGACGCGATTGCGGTGAGTTTGGCGGTAGAGGACCGGCTGGCGTCTAACCTGGCCTGTAGCGCGATCCTAGCGGGTCTGGAGAGGGTTTGATCGGCGAGCAGGGCCTGCACCGTGCCGCGGCGCAGATCGGGGGTGTCGACCCCCTGGAAGGCGAGCCACTCTTTCAGCTTAACCACCTGGCCCAGGCTGCGCACCTGGCCGTTCGTTAGCCGCACGATGTCATGGGTCAACCGGGCTCGGGCGTGTTCGGCCAGGCCGACCAGCTCGAAAACCAGCGGGTGGTCGACCCCGATGCCCTTTTGGTTGATCCGGTGGTCGGCCTCGAACACCTGGCGCTCGCGGGGGGAGAGCTCGGGGACCCGGCGATCGAGCTCGCGCTCGGCCAGCACGTCCTGGGCGCAGTAATCCTGCAGCGCCTTAAACCGCACCGGATCGGTCTCGTGCCACCAGGTGATGGTGGGCGAGAGGGATCTAGGCCGGGCGAAGCGCAGCATCAGATCCCGGGACGCATGGTCCTTCTGCTGGGTGAGCCCCAAGGCCCGGCCGACCAGGTCCAGGCTCGCCGGGTATCCCGCCACCAAGGCGCGGGCCATCGTGCAGGACCACTGCGACAGGGGGATCACCGGCCAGCCTGCGGGGACCAGCTTGTTAAAATAAACGTTGTGCTCGAACAGGTAGTTATGCGCCACCACCGTGGCGCCGGCGCGAACCGCGTCTACGAAAAGTTTGGGCGGCGGGCCGTTGAGCCAGGTCTCGACCGGGTCTGCGTCGAGAGCATAGCACAAGACCGTGACCCGGGTGTCGGGGTGTTCGGCGTAAGCATGACTGCCGGTCTTGCGCAGATCGCAGGTCGAAGTGGTCTCAAGGTCGAGGACCAGGCGCACCCTTATCGTCTATCCATTACGATGGGGCGAGCCCACCACTCCCAGCTCCCGTCTTCCTCTTTCAGCAGACTATAAGGACTGGTTTTCTCAATCCGGTCGATCTCGATCAGGAGCGACAATAGGTGGTCATAAAGCGTGTCCCCCGCACCGTTGATCGTCACCCTGGCGTGCCTATCCACCGCGGCGTCAATCTTGGCTCGCGTCACCACCTCGGTGGCAGGCGGGGGCGTCAGCAACGGCTCGACACTGTCGTAGTCACGGGCGTTGCGCTCAGATACCTGCAGCTCGGCCAGATCGGGGATGTCGGGGATCACATAAGTCAAAGGACCCGACACGCCAGCGGCAGGCGTGGTCGCTGCGATATGTAAACTGGAACGGCGCCACACCGGCCCTGCCAGCAACTGGGTTGCCCACTCCCCAGTGATAAAGTTCGCCATCGATCGCGATCGCACCTTTATTGCCGCCTTCAGAACCATCTTTCGGTGTCTCACGTAAAAATAAAGTTGTGCCTTTGATGGTATAGCTGAAAAGCATGCCTTCAAGGTCCGGTCCACTAAACCACACTCGAAGACCGGTCATGCTGCGGGTAACTTTACGGATGTATGGGATCGCCATTGCGGTGTCTTTCCTCGGTGTCGTGTCGCGCCCTAAAACTCCAGGCTGCCTGCCAGCACAAAGACCAGCGCCAGCAGGACCAGCCAGAACCTGCCGTCAGAAAGGGACTTCGTCATCGGCCATCACCGCGGCGCCGGGGCCGTTGTAATCGTCGAACTCATCGACGGCTTTCTTGCGCCCGTCGAGCCGGGGGCCATCGGTGCGGCAGACCTGAAGGTTGTTGAGCGCGAACGACACGCCGCGGTTGCCGGAAGTGTTGTAGTAGAAGGGCGACACGGTGGCGCGCACCAGCTGGCCCGCCCAGATGTCCTCCGGGACCATGATCTCGTTGCGCACCGCGTCAACCAGGCCCGGCTTGGACTTTGTCCAGGGCGAGATAAAGATGCCGCCCGGGATGTCGTAGCCACTGTATTGCTTCTCGCTGGTCGGCCGGAACGGCGAGCGCAACCCCGCCATGAACTGTGCGTCCCGCGACTTGCCGGCGCCGCACTTGTCGTCGATCTCTTCGCGCACGGCGCGCTTCAGGGCGTCGTAGGCCGGGTCCTTCTGGGCGTCGGTATTAAACAAGATCGAGCACTGGTAGACCGGGTCGCCGCCGGGCGCCCGGGGCCGCGGCGAGAACAGGTTGGGGAAGGACAGGATACCGATCGGAGTGCGGACACTGGCAGACATGGCGCTAGGTCTCCTTCGAGTTAAGTTTTTCAGCAATCTCACCGGCGCAGCCGGCGTAACCGGCGCCGTCGACGTAATCGTCGATGTTGTGCGAACCCGAGTACCGGCGGGCGATCTTGAAGGCTTCCAGCATGTTGGCGACATCGAGAGCGTCGAGAGCGAAAGCGTCGAGAGTGACGAACCTCATCGCAGCCTCATCGGCTGGCCACCCGGCTCGACGCGCTTTGGCCCGCAGGATCGCGTTCCACAAGTCAGCCGTGTTTTGGAAGTTGATCGTCTTGTCCCCGTGCGTGACCTGACGGTCACCGCCGACCAGGGCAGCGGCATCGGCGCAGATCGAGGCTGCGGTCTTCATACCGGGGCATTTCATCTTAAATAATAAACGACATACTGTAAGTCTTTGATCAGACTGTCGCGTTGACCCTCGGACCACGGTTCTCTGTCTATCTTGTTCAGCAAAACCTGTAGGTGAGAGCGCGCCTGTCTGATCTTTCGTTGCAGTGCTTCTTCCTGCTGGGTCTTTTCATCACTCATCGAGTCATCACTCATCGAGGAAGTCCTCCCCGGCGTCGGTGTGGTTGTCGCGGCCCAGCTTGAGCCCCGAGGATCGGGCCTCGATCATCACCGCGGCCTGGTCCCAGATCAGCCGCCCCTTGCGGGTCCGGTGCAGCTGCCGCTCGATCTGCGCCGGGGAGCGAACTCTCGTTTCCCAGATCTCGTCGTGGCTGGCGCCGAGGGCCTGGAGACGGGTGGCGATGTCGGTGTCGGGGGCGAGCCACTTGCGGGTCGGACGGGTCGGGACCAGGCCCCAGCCCGGGATACGGATCTGGTGCTCTAACTGGCCGATCGCGAACTCGCGTATCCGCGTGATCCACAGCTCGGCACGCTCGGCGGCGTCGAGGGCTCGGGCCAGTTCGTCGGTGTCATCCGGCACCCGATAGTCATCGAACTCGGCCTTTGCCATCTCCAAGGCGTCGGCCATCAGTTTGGGACAAGCATGCGACACCGGGCAGAACCGGCACCAGGTGCCCGGGACCAAGGGCGCGTCGGGCTGGGCGCAGGCTTCGACACCCGGGACCAAAACGTCATCCACCCACATCAAGAGATCGACGACATCGATCTCCCAGGATCTTATGGGCGAGACCCCTTGGGCGTGCGGCTGCACGATCGTCATCTTCACGCGCTGAACCTGGTCGTGCAGCGCGGGTGGTAGATATCTCAGAAGCCCGGCAGCGTAGAACATCAACTGCGGGTTCTCGACCGCGGAAACGGTGATCCCGCTGCCGTTCTTGTAATCGACCACTTCCAGGGTTTCACCGAACACCAGCCCTGCGTCAACCGTGCCAAACACCGGGACCGGAGGTGACACCGGGAAACAGTCTTCAAGTGACACTTGAAACTCGACTTCGTACCAGTCGTTTCCCGCCGCTCGCAGCAGGTACTCCAACATGACGTTGATACCATCAACAAAGTCTTGATCGACTGTAATGTCGTGCCCGTCACAGTTCACAACCAAAGACTGCCCGGGCCTGATCCGATAGCACCCGTTGTTCACCGCGGTTTCGATATACTCGTGCGCCAAGGTCCCGGTCGCGGCGTAGATCGAGGACGGCCGGTGCGGCGCGGTCTGGCTGAGCCGGAAAGACCCCGGGCAGTTGAGCCAGCGATAGGCGCTCGACGCCCCCAGGAGCGAGTGCTCGGTCACCGGGTCTTACTTCCGCAGACCTACAGTTTGTGCCAGTTCTACGGCTTTTTGATAAAACGCGGGGCCGTCTTCAACAGGCACTTGGTAGAAAGTTTCTAGCTTCAGGTTAGGATATTGTTTCTTAAGTTCTG